GTCTAAGACTGTTTGAACTTTCTGCTTGTCTGTAGTGATCTCTAGATTATCAACATACTGCTTCAAAATAGTCAATGTATCTTGTGCTTCATCAACTAATTCATTTTCATCAATCACATCTAAATTCATATGATCTTCAACGACTTTGATATCGCAAGGGGCTGCCGCTTGCAACTTATCAAGGAATAAGTCAAAGATATATGGATTAGACTTGTTCACTATTATAACTTTAATATGGGTGTTTGTCAAGTTAGATGTGTCGAGATGAGCGATATCTTCAATTGTCATGTCGGTATCGTCATACTTGATCTTATGAAACATTCTTAAAGTATTTTCTACATGGGTCACACTTCGGTCAGATGTATCAAAGATGCTGAAACCACGCTTCTGATCATAGTCTGACCAGTTCATCTCATATGGTGCACCAAGATATGTAATGTTATCTACAGTAGATGGATGATGAAAGTGACCAGAATAAACTGCTTCAAACTTGTTAAACACTTTCTTATCTAGACCGTGGGTACAGAGTTGACCTTTCATCATCTCAAAACCTTGAAACTCAAAGTGACCGAACAAAGTTTGAGCATCTGTAGACTTAAACATCTCAAAAGATTCTTCCCAGTTGTCAGCACACAGCCAAGGTGCCATCATAACCTTACAGCCATCAAACTCCAACTCAACTGGCTTTTCCCAATAGATATGAATATTACCATACTTGGAATTACCATAGAGTTGTCGTAGACAGTTTACTTCGTTGGTGTTTTTATAGAAAGTGTCATGATTACCTGCAACAAGATACACATCTATGCCTTCTTCAGCACAAACCCTCATGAAGTTCTCTTCAAGATTCTTAGCAGTTACAAAGTTAATGTACTTTCTTCGATCACACACATCGCCCAAGTGGAAGATGGTTTTGATGCCTTCTTCTCTTAGTTTAGGAAAGAATATTTCTTTATAGAACTTGATGAAATATTCAGCGAATGCGGCATTATCGGATCTCGCACCCCAGTGCGTGTCGTTGATTACGGCAATCTTCACGGTTACTCCTCATTATCAATAAATTTCTCTAGGCCCTTCTTTGCTCTCTTTTGCTGTTGTCGTTTCTTATCTTCCATCTTCTTCTCATAGTTCTTAACAAAATCGTTCATATAATCATTGTCAAGATCAATATAAGACGGTGCACCATCTCCATCATCTCCGCCTTCAACCACTGTTCCAGATGTGACAGAGTTCTCTGTTACTTTATGCTTGATATACAGTTGTTTCTTTTCTTTGTCGATGCGTCTTAGAAATGCGTACCAAATGATTTGAGTGAAGTAAGCAAATGGATTACTAGACTTATCTGGATCGAAGTTACCTAATGCTTGAATTGCATTTTCTAAACCATCACTGATCATCTCATCTTTATACGAGTAACCCGAGAAGTTTGGTTTAGATGCGAGACGAGTAGATATCTGATAGATACATTCTCCAATGTAATCAGGTATCTGAGGTTTGTCGTCTCCAGAGTCTTCTGCATCTACACATAGTTTCTTGTAATCTACTATAGCCTGTAGAAACTCAGGATTGTTTACATAATTCTTTTTAGCCATTTGGTCCTCACTTAATTTAGATACAGTATACTATAAAAGCCTACAGGTGTCAAGTAAAATATGACAATTTATTTTAATTTATCTTACAAAATGTCTTGACAAAGGTAGATAACCTGTGTATAATAGCGTTATCGCTTTAAGAATAATACTAATGTTTAACAGCTTCTTTGGCATCAATCAGTGCCATTAGTGCTTCTTCAGCTTCTTCATCACTTGCGTTGTCTAGGTCATCGATGAACTTTCTTTCTTTTACATCTTCAAAGAACGATTCGTATATCTCTTTTGCTCTTTTATTGGCATCACTCTTGATTAAAATATCAGCATCTTCTAGTGTCATACTGTTCTCTTCAGAAAATAATAGATAACTTTGAGCGTAGAAGCCTTCGTTGGGATGTAGTTTTACTTCTACAGGATTCAATATAATATGGCAACTATCTCCCGTACCTAGGTCATGACCAAGTAGATCAGATCCGTTCTTCAGTTTGATGTGTATAAGCTTCATGATCACCCTTTCATCTTAATATTATATATGCTGTACTCAAACCCTTCATCATTATATATCTGAACTCTTTCCATGAAGTGTTTGACTGCGAAGTTCTTCTTAGACTTCCATTGCAAGTCATCTACTATGTCATATAGTGTTGCTTTGTCAGCCCCATTGCCCTTACGAAGTACTCTACCTATCGATTGAAGGTTTCTAATCTTTGACTTACTAGGAGATGCAAAGATGATATTATCCAAACGCTTGATATTAACGCCAGTGCTGAAAGTCCCATAACTAGCCAGAATAATGTTATTATCGCTAGACTCAGCAACTCTACGGACTTCTTCACGATCTTCTGCACTGATTGAACCATGTATGAAATGAACAACTTTCCCCTCCTTTTCGAGAAGTGGTGCTAGTACTTTACCATGCTTCTCAACGAACTGAAATAATATAAGTGTGTTACCTTTGAGACCGTGTGCTAGATTTCGTATATATTTGTTTCTTGCATCATTACGAACTATCCAGTCGATCTCTTCTTGATAACTCATATTCTTATTTAGCTTGCGTATTTCATCGGGGTATTCAAGAACGAGTGCTGTGATACCAAACTCTGCTAGAGTGCTATCATCAATCAAGTCTTTTGTCTTTGTTACTTCGAATACTGACCCAAACAAGCCCTCAAGCACAAGTCGGTGGGTTTGTGTACCGTCAAGTGTTCCAGTAAACCCATAGCGATATCGACAGTCAGGCATCTTCTCTAGTACAGATGTCAATGACTTAGATTTAAACAAATGTGCTTCATCGCCTATTACAACACCAAACTTAGCAAACCAATCCTTTCTTAACTTATAGACAGATTGCCATGTAGTGATCGTTATTTGAGCATCTACATTCTTGTCAACTCCACCTCTTATCTTATGTATGTCTAATTCTTCACCACCATTATATTCTACAAAATCAGAAGCCATCTGCTCAACGAGAGATGTAGTTGGTACTACAATTAATACTTTTGTGTCAAGTGTCTCTGTGTAGAAACGAGTTAACAGGTATATGATAAAGGACTTACCAGAAGCTGTTGGGCTGAGAAGTAACGCTCTTTCGTGTTTGAGTGCATGAACAACTGCATTGTTCTGATACTCACGAGGTGTAAACACTGATTCAAACTCTTTGGCTAAATCATAACCTGCTGTATCTTGTACTTCATTGTCTGGTACAATACCTTTATCAACTGTGACTTCGTACTCTCTTGAGTTACAGAAGTTTAGAATATATGGAACAAGTCCACGATAGATCATGCCCGTCATTAGATTTAGGAGTCTTATCTTACCATCCCACACCTTATTCCGAAACGAAGGCATAAATTCCGCACCGGGAACTTTGAATGTAAAGTGATCAGACAACTCCATCTTAATACTAGGTTCAGCTTGAATCCTAACATAGACATCGTTGACTGCTTCTATAATCACTTCATCGCTCATAAATTATGCACCTGTTCTGAATCGTTCCCAGTCAATTATTGACTTGATCTGGAATCCACGATTACCAATCATCTTTAGAATAGACTCAAGATAGCCAACTTTCTGCTCTTGTGCGCCAATCTTTAGAGACGATTCAATGATATCATCATCAGCTTCTAGATATGAGGGAATGTCTTGTTTAAGAATTTTAAGTGGTTGAGGCTCCCAACCAAACTGTGCTAACTCAGTGACATCGAGTTCGCCCTTGTAGTATTCAGTTTTGAGTTTGTACAACTTCTTGTAGTCAGCCTTCATCTTGCGAAGAATGTAACCTTCGCCCATATAAATCTTGAAGTACTTGTTGTGAAGTTTTGGTGTGTTAGCAGATTCGTTTGTGATGTTTATAGCATCAACAGGACCATCTTTTTCCCACGAGTCAATAATATCTTCTAGCTTCATTCATAATCTCCATAATA